TCAGATGAGTTTACTATTGTAAGAAACACTACTAAGAATTACATCATAAGACGGCATGGAGCTACTTCACCTCACTCAGGATATGTGTATAAAGATAGTGGATGTATGTATCTATTTAGCACAGGAACAAACTATCCTGCTGAGAAGTTATTAAGTCCATTTGCTATCTATGCTCATAAGTTTCATTTTGGTGATTTTAAAGTTGCTGCAAATTTTTTATATCACAAAGGCTATGGAACTCGAAGAGTGCCAAAAATTGATATAGAGGATAGACCTACAGTTGACCTTGATAAGTTGACATTTCCTATTGATATATTTCCTGAGAATATTCAACTCTACATCCTTGAGAGTGCTAAAACATTAGGTCTATCTATTGATTACATGGGTAGCTCATTCCTTTGGCTATTATCAGTGATAGTTGGTAACTCATTGAAGCTCGAAGTTAAGACAGGATGGGTTGAAAATGCAACAGTTTGGATCTCATTAGTAGGTAAAGCAGGGATAGGTAAGACTCCAAGCATTAACCAAATGATAAGACCTCTTGAGGTTATAAATAATACTCACATAAGACGTTATATCAAGGAATATTCTAAGTGGGTAGAGTATGATAAAAAAGATAAAAAGGATAAGGAGCACTCAGAGGAGGTAAGAAAGCCTAAAAAGACTCAATTTATAGTGAATGACATTACACTTGAGGCATTAGTTGACTTGCATGAAGAAAATAAGAATGCTGTGGGTGTGTTTAAAGATGAGCTGGCAGGTTGGTTTAAAGACATGAACAAATATAGGGCAGGTTCTGACCTTGAGTTTTGGCTATCATGTTGGAGTGGTAAGGCTGTAAGTATGAATAGAAAAACAGCTAAGAGTTCATTTGTTGACAAACCTCACATCCCTGTGCTTGGAGGTATCCAGCCAAGTATCTTTGATCAGTTTAATACAGAAGAGAATAAAGAAAATGGATTTACAGATAGGATGTTAATAACTTTCCCTGATTTGTATGTTGATACTTACAATGAAAATGAGATGGATGACCGTATCTTAATTTGGTATGATGAGTATGTTGTTAAGTTTTTTGATACAGTTAAAAGAGAGTGGGTTAAATACAATCAAGAGGATGATATTGAGCCTATTAAGGCAATACTATCTCCAAAGGCTAAGATACAATGGATGAGAATATTCAATAAGATTACTGAGATGCAGAACAGTGATAGTGAGAATGAATATATGAAGTCAATGTTGCCTAAGCAAAAGAGCTATATCCCAAGATTTGCACTCCTTCTCAATGCTTTATGGAGCTATGATATTGAAGAGAATGATGGCTCTTATAGTTTGATAGGTGCAGATGCTATGTTGAAAGCTGAGAAACTGTCTGACTACTTTATTAACATGAGTAAAAAAGTTAAGATTGAATCACAGGATAAAAAGGATATGAAGTATATTATTAAGGCAAGTAATGGAGTTAATAAGTATGATAAATTTGTAGCTATGTATCAATCAGATCCTAATCTAAATAGAACAACAGCATCTGAGATTTTACAAGTTAGCAGAACAACAGTTAATAATTGGATAATTAAAATAGAGAAAAAATGACAGCACAAAGATTAAAAACAGCATCAAAAGATGAGATAATTGATTTTATCAGGTTAAAAAAAGGAGATTTACATTTTGAATTTTCAGGGTATGAAACCGAAACAGGTCAATGTACAATACACAATCAAAAAGTATTGAATGTATTTGCTGAGTATGGTATTTATAATTACACAAAGTATTTATTCTTAGATTTTTACAAAGGAATTCCTACCCTATATTTAAGCTACTGGGATACGGATGATAATTTACAATTTGATTTTGGGGGATACTCATCATCTGAGATAATTTATGAGATTTTTAATTTAACAATCATCCCATTTGAAGGTGGTAGACGTAGACAATAATATGAAACGAATAAACAAAGAAAAACTCAATGCTCTTATGATGGAGCAGTTGAAACAGAAGTATCCTAACATGCCAGAGGCATACATCCCTAAGACTGATTGGACAGATAACTCTGCTAATGCCTTGACAAAGTGTGTCATTGCATGGATACAGTTCATGGGCGGTCAAGCTGAGAGAATATCATCTCAAGGTCAGTACAGGGAAGGAGCAAAGATACAGGTCGGATCTGGCATCATGGCACACACAAAACAGTTACCGGGCAAATGGACACCTGGACAGTCAACCAAAGGAACAGCAGATATTTCTGCCACGATCAGAGGGAGGTCAGTTAAGCTCGAGGTAAAATTTGGGAAGGATAGACAGTCAGATGCTCAGAAGGAATATCAAGCCTCCATTGAAAGGGCAGGAGGTGTGTATATTATTGTGAGAGACTTTGATAGTTTTGTTGAGTGGTATGAACAATTTACATTAGGGATATGAGAATCAAACTAAAAATGCCTAAGTTCAAGGTCAAGTTAAAGCATCTTAGGAAGAAATATAAACACCCTGTAAAGGGGATTAATAATGAAATAGATTAGATTATGACATTAGACTCACATGAAATTAGATTAGGTAACTCATATAAGATTGAGTTAGGTGATGGAACTTATAAGATAGGACTCATTAACTTAGAGGATATTGAAAATTTATTAGATGATGAGATTGATGATTTTTATCAGGCTCTTGAGATAAGTGAGGAGTGGTTGATTAAGGTAGGGTTTGAATACAAGGAACACTATAATAATTATGTAATAAAAGCAAAAGGTTATTACAATTCAGTAGGTTATAATGATGAGGATGATAATTGGTATTATAACAATGATAGTTCAAATGCTGGATGTTATTATATTACAAGTATCAAATACGTTCATCAACTTGAAAACCTATACTTTGCACTTACAGGTGAGGAACTAACATACAAATGTTAATAACTTTATTTTGTACTTATGCAATCTTTTATTAACTTTGATGCAATAAATAAAAACAGTATGGAAAAAGAAATCAAAACAGCGACTGAGAAAATCAAGGAGCTGAATGAGTTGAGTAACACACTCACTCTACATCAAAAACTACACAGGGCAAAGTTAGCCATTGGTAAGGTAACTAAGAACGCTATGAGTCATCACTCAAAGTACGCTGACCTTAATGCTATCCTTAGCACTGTTGAGCCTGTACTCTTAGAGAATGGCTTGCTACTTATCCAACCTATCCAAGGTAACAGTGTGTGTACTCAGATAGTAGATATTGACTCAGGTGCAATGCTCGAGTCATGTATGGACTTACCTCAAGGTATCACACCACAACAAATGGGTAGTGCAATCACTTACTACAGACGTTACACCCTTCAAAGTGCTCTATCATTACAGGCAGTGGATGATGATGGTCAACAGGCATCTAAGGAGCAACCAACTGAGACTAAAAAAGAATCATTATCAGATGCACGTTTCAAGGCTGCTCTTGAGTCAATCAATAAAGGTGAGTTCACAACTGATCAATTGAAAGCTAAGTTCTATTTAACCAAAGAACAGGAGGCACAACTATGAAATGGCGTCCATCACAATTAGGTAAGCTCATGACTAACTCCAGGAGTAAGTCTGAGCTATTGTCTGAGACTGCTAAGTCAGAGATACGTAAGATAGCAAAACAGGATTTCTTTGGATATAGCTCAGATATTAAGACTAAGCCAATGATCAAAGGAACTGATTGGGAGCAGGATGGTATTGACTTACTCAATGATGTAAGGTTCACTAAAAAGTACACTAAGAACACAATCAGAGTAACTAATGAACTCATGTCAGGGTGTTGTGATATACTCATGGATGAGGTGATCATTGACATCAAGAGCTCCTGGTCATTAGAGACCTTCCCAGCAACACCATCGGAAGGTGATAACTCAGATTATGAGTGGCAGGGTAGAGCATACATGTGGCTGTATGATAGACCTTCATTTGAGTTAGTGTACACCATGTATGATACAGATGATACTCTGCTCACTGATTGGGATAACAAATCAATTCATAAGGTTAATCACATACCTGCACACCATAGGGTGACTGTGTTAAGATATGAGAGAGACTTAGCCATTGAGGAACAGATAAAAGAGAGATTAATAGCATGCTCTGAATATTATGCTCAATATGTAAATGAATTAAATAATAAATAATTATGTTCAACACAACAACAGCACCAATGGGAAATAATAGTACCCACGTGCAACTAAAAACAGAAGTAAACAAGGTTTACAAAACAAATGATTTGTCAATGTTCAAATCTATTGATGGTAACAGAGTTCCAAACTTACAACACATTAAGCGGTTAGCTGATTCAATTCGTGTTTATGGAATGAAATGCAATCCAATTTTAGTAAATGAAAAGATGGAAGTGATTGACGGTCAACATCGTTTGATGGCTGCTAAAGAAGCCGAATCGTTTGTTTATTACATTATTGTAAATGGATATTCATTAAATGAAGTTCACACATTAAATCTTAATCAAAAAAATTGGAATATTTCTGATTATCTTGAAGGATATGCAAATTTAGGTATTGAACCTTATATTATTTTAAGAGATTTTTATAAAAAGAATTATTATTTTAATTTATCAAGTTGTATATCTTTTTGTCAAAATACATCAAGTTCAAAGTCAAGAACAAAACACGGTCAATTAAGTAAAAATAGAAGAGTTACATTAGGTGGTTCTGCACAAATATTTGAGCAAGGTACTTGGAAAAATAATGATATAAATATAGCTCAAGATTGGGCAAATAAAATTAGAATGATATATCCATATTTTGATTCTTATAATAGTAATTCATTTGTTTCTGCAATGATTACATTATTTTTAAATAAGAATTTTAATTTTAATCAATTTATAAGTAAACTTGAATTACAACCAACGGAATTAAAAAAACAAAAAACAATTGAACAATATATAACACTTATTGAAAATATTTATAATTACAAGAGTAGAAACAAAGTAAGCCTTAGATACTAATAATAAACAATAAAAAATGTCAGATTCAACAATCAAAGGAGCTATCAAGCTCATCAATCCGATCAAAGTGATCAGTGACAAGTTCTCAGTGAGAGAGTTTGTGGTAACAACCCCAGATGAAAAGTATCCACAGGATATACTATTCCAAACAATCAATGATAAGATGGATGTATTAGAGTCATTGGGTGTAGGTCAGCAAGTGGAAGTCTCATACAATGTTAGAGGCAGGGAGTTCAATGGGAGGTATTATAATACTCTTGATGCATGGAAGGTGCAAATCATAGGTCAAGCGGCTCAAACAACAAATAATGATGATGATGGCTTCCCGTTCTAAGACTGTGTACATCAAAGATGGTGAAACACTCACTGACTCAATTAGAGCAGAGTTGTTTGATAAGCTATCAAGGAGATATAAAGTTGTTCACCTTGCAGAGGACGTTGGAGTTGATAAGTTTCAAATGTATCGATTCATGCATGGTCAAGAGGTAACAGGTAAGTTTTATGATAAGGTGTTTAAATTTTTAATGAAATGAAAATAATAGGAGTACAAAGACCAGACGGTACTTATTTTACAATCGATGTCCCTGATGATACCAGAATTGAAGTAGATAACACAATTATGATATGGTCATTAAAACAAGGATACAACAGACCTATTGCTGTATTTCCTATCACTTATGAAGTGAGATGTGATTTAATAGAGAACTGAGGCTCGGCAAAGCCAACCCCCTATCACTCGCACCTGAGAGCGTTGTCATAGGGGGTTATATGGTCAGGATGCGAAGTAGGGTAACGCAGCCATTATCAGGTGCTCCACTGTAAAGATATGAACAGGGCGCTGGGGGTTCGAGTCCTCCCCTGACCACAATGGAGAGTCTAACAGCTCTCCTTTGTCATGTTAATAACTTTTATTATCTTAGCACCATGATAGGATATTTAACTCCATTAGTAATCTCTTGGTGGTTCACTCACTTTGAACCATTACAGAACTATATAGATAACAAGCTCAACCTCCCAGATTGGCTACATACTTCACTTGGCTGCTGGAAGTGTCTCAGCTTCTGGGGGGCTTGGGCCTACTCACAATCATTCACTGTGGCTTGTGCTACATCACTCACAGCTGTATGCTTGAACAAACTGATATACAACTCATAGACACCATCCTCAATCAACCTGAGGAGAAGGTGCTCACTAAGAGAAGCCTTATACAACTACAACAAGTTAAGAACAGAGTTACAGGACAAAGAGATAAGGAGTGTTTCTGTGCCTCAGTACGCAGGAAGGTATGGCTCAAAGACTTCACTCAATGGTATGAAGGAGCACTTGGATAGATATCTCTCTCACAACTACCTTGAGGTGCTCAAGTACACTCGACATTTCTTAGATGTGCTCAATATACCAACCTCAATAGATGCAGATGCAGTTATTAACAATGCTTACCTACACTGTGCAGGACTCAATGCTCAAGATATGACAGAGGATAAGGCTAAGAGCTATCTACTCAACACCATTAAATGTGATCTTATCTGGACTCAAGGATCTAAGACTAAGAAACAGGATTTGTACAGGTCTCAAGAGTACACAATGGATGTCATTGATGACCCTACAGACCTTGAGCACAAGATTGAGATAGAAGATAGGTACAACTTTAAAAAGGCTCTTGTTGAAATATACAGAACAGAGCAAAAGGATAGAATAAAAAAGATAGTATTCGAGGCATATTATGACAAAGGGCACTCAACTCAGACTGCACTCGCTAAGTATTTTAACATCAACAGTACATCTGCCTACTTCCTGATTAAAGAAATTAAAGAAAATATAAATCAAATACAATATAGGTATGAGGAATGCTAATTTTTTAGGCTTAATGACTTACATAATGGCATTTGGAGTAGTAATGGCACTGTGGAATGAAAACACATATTTGCTATTTAAGTTATCAAGCATTACCTTAGCACTATATTTAGTATTTATAATAGTTAACGAATATGAGCAATTTTAAAATTAAAACAGAATACATTGACAAAACTGTCAGAGTGTATGATCGCATCTTAGGACAGCGTTCTATTGTGGTGGCTAAGATTGATATGAGCAAGGTGAAGTACTACCAATCTATTGGACTATCTTACCTATTCGAGGAAGTGCCTACAGTTATCAAATATGAGGCAGTTGAGCCACCTATTCCTGCTGAGTCAGTAGAGGTAGCACCTAAAAAGAAACGTAAGAAAAAACCTGCTCAAGATGGGCAAGCATAAATACATAGAGACTCCTGAGAAAATGTGGGAGCTATTTGAATCTTACAGAGATTGGTGTAAAGCTAATCCAAGATATCAATACTCACTTTCTACTAAAACAGGGGAGGCTACTGCTATCCCATTGGAAAGACCACTTATTTTTGAAGGGTTCTATAATTATTGCTATGATAAGATAGGATGTATAGATCAGTATTTTGAGAATAGAGATAGGAGATATTCTGAATATGTTGCCATCTGTTCGCGTATAAAGAGAGTCATCAGAGAAGATCAGATTACAGGCGGCATGGCAGGGCAGTACAATCCTTCCATCACTCAGCGACTAAACAACCTAACTGAAAGGGTAGATACAACCACTCAAGGTCAAGCTATCAATGAGGTTAAGGTTAATATTATAAAGCCTACTTAATATATATATAGTAAGATAGGTTAATTGTCATAATACTAAATATAGTGTTATAGCTTAACTATTGCCTAAAAAATGGAGATTAATAGCACAGTCATATTTGAAAAGAACTTCAATGCTCTCAACTCAGAGGTGAGGTTTATAATCAATGAGGGTGGCTCAAGGAGTTCTAAGACTTACAGCCTTTGCCAGTTGGTCATAGTCTACTGCCTACAGAACAGAAACAAGGTAGTGAGTATCATACGTAAAACATTCCCGGCATTGAGAGCCACAGTGATGAGAGACTTCCTTGAGATCATGAAGAGCCTTGAGATATACGATGTTAACAAGCATAACAAGAGTGAGCATATCTATTCATTTGACAATGGATCTATAGTTGAGTTCTTTTCAGTGGATGATGAGCAAAAGATAAGAGGTAGGAAGAGAGACCTGGCATGGTGCAATGAGGCTAATGAGCTGTATTATGATGACTTCACTCAGTTGAACATGAGAACAGAGGGTAAGCTAATCTTTGACTACAATCCAAGTGAGAGCAACTCATGGCTGTATGAGTTACCTACAGAT